GCAGGACCACTGTTTGGTGAGCCCGGCGGCTTGCCACCACGAGCGGGTGGTTTTGAACCAGACTTTACTTTACCGGTTGATGACACAATAGGAACTAGACCCAACACTGGAGGCGGTCTTGATATAGTCGTTCCAGACTACGGGTTTGGTGCTGAAAACCCGGTTGATTCCGGCGGGTTTGTAGACCCTACGACAGGTGGAACGGGCAGTAACAGTGGCACGGGTAACTACCCTTTTATCCCGTCATTTATTGACACTTCGGGGATGGACGATGCACAACTGTCCGCTATCAATGCTTTTTATGAGGCAAATCCTGACGGAATAGACATAGGTAACATAAATGTTCCCGGTCTTGGTAACGTTGGTATTGGTGGAAGCACTGGCACAGGAAGCACTGGTACAGGAACCACCGGAGGCTCTTACACGGTCACACCTGTGGGCCCGGTAGGAGACTTGGATAATACTGGTGGAGGTCAAACAGGTGTTACAACACCCACTGAACCTGTCAACGTCAGATCAGCTAGTACCTTTGGCTTAACAGGGGTACAACCTACTATGCCAGTTAGTAGCAATCCTTTTAGAAGACCCGAAAGCCAAGGAGGTATTGGCTCCCTCGCTGGCGGCGGTTGACGTAATAATCGGGGGCACAGGTATTGATAGCTGAATTAGCCGCGTTTAACGCTGGATTTCAAGTTTTAAAAACCTTCGTTGCTAACGGGCGCGATTTATCAGACGCCATGGGCGCTATTGGTAAAATGGTCGGTGCCAAAGAGGACCTTAAAAGAAGGCACGAGAAAAAGAAAAAAAGTGTTTTGTCTGTTCTTGGGAGAAAGACAGAGACTGATTTTGAAGAGTTTATGGCACTCGAAAAAATCAATGAATTAGAAAAAGAAATGATCTCAATGATGCGCCTGTACGGAAGACCCGGTTTATATGACGATTGGATTAAGTTTCAAGCAGAAGCGCGGAAGAAACGAAGAGAAGAAGAAATAGCTGAGAGAAAACGAAAAGCCAAAAACATGGAGTATATAGGGTATGCAATCGGAGCTTTTATTTTAATTGTAGGATTGATTGCGCTAATGTGGTGGGTGACATGGCTAAAAGGTTAGAGCAAAAGTCTCAGTATGCTGAATACGATTTAGACGATGATGGCGTGGTAAGCGACGCTGAAATTGATCGTGCTAGAGAAATAAGAGAATTTGAAGATCAATCTCGTAAACATATGGCTCAGTTGCGCATTGCTCGTTGGGCCATGATTGGGGGTGGAGTTTTTACAGCAACTTTATTTATGCCTTTTATTCCTGATAGCCGTATAGAATTACTGAAAGACGTGTCAGACGTTTTTTTTATTACTATCGCTGGTATTGTAGGAAGCTACATGGGTGTTTCTGCATGGATGTCGCGTAAGTAAAAATTGTGTACAATGTTATTTTATTAGGAGTTATATTATGTCTGAAACACACATAAAAGTCCCGACATGGGCGCTCCCTCTTGCTATCGGGGCGTTAACCGTAGCAGTGTCTTATGGAACTGTTACAGCAAATGCCGAATCTACCAAAGAAGAAGTTGTTAAGTTAGAAGAGAAAGTAAGAGAAACAGCGGCTAAAGCGGAGAAAAACGGAACAAGCACAAAATTAAATGAGCAAGCAATTCAGGCCATCACAAAAAACCTCTCAGCAATGGAGGAAACCGCGAAGGCCAGCGACCAAAAATTGCAACAACTCATAAATATTTTAATCCAGCAAAACCAAGGTTAGACTGCGATTTAAGAGAGTTTGTACTCTTAGCGGACGTACATCCGCCAGCTAAAAGATTTAGGGTAGCGCAGGAATGGCTCAATCATAACCAAGGCAAATGTGGTTATGGGGCGATGATTTACGTCCAAAATAGAGGGGCCTATGTGTTAGGCACGGCGTGGCAACGTTCTTTGGAAGTAATGACGTGGGCCCTTATAGCACCAGAAGCACCCAAAACTCAGGCAGTAAAACAAAAGCGGAGATTGTAGATCGACACTATGATGATCTTCGTACTAATCGTGCTGGAGCGAAACCAGCCGACTGGTGAAGAGTTTTACTTTCGAGAACTTACCTCATGCGTAGAGTATTCTAACGCCCTCAATACCCAAAGCGTAGCGGAAAACAATTTCATTTTTGCGCAAAACCCCTACTTCAAAACATATTGTCGTATACGAGAGATACCTTCATCAGATGCGGGAACGACTATAATATTTCGTGATCCGGTTACACGTAAGAAAGAAGAATAACTTTTTCTACCTTTATTATTTTTTAAAATCAGTATAAGATAAAATGCGGCAAATCGCAGGAGGTGCCTATGTTGCAATCTTTAATAGGTCCGGTAACGGGATTACTAGACAAGTTTATCCCTGACGCGGACGAAAAAGCCAAGCTGGCGCATGAAATCGCCACCATGGCAGAGAAACAAGCCCATGAAGCAAACATGGGGCAATTGGAAATCAATAAAATGGAGGCGCAACACAGAAGCGTCTTTATCGCAGGCTGGCGACCCTTTTTGGGTTGGGGCCTTTCTTTTGCCATGATCTGGCATTTTGTCATCGTACCCATGATTACGTTTGGGTTTGCTTATGCGGGCGTAGAACCGCCTGAGTTACCAGCATTTGACATGGAAAGCTTAATGACTGTACTTCTTGGTATGTTGGGGCTTGGCGGCCTCCGTACTTTTGAAAAAACAAAAGGGCTTACCAAATGAAAGAAAACTATCATGACTGTCTGAAAACAATATTACACCACGAAGGGGGTTACGTTAATCATCCTCGTGATCCGGGTGGTGAAACAAACTTTGGTGTTACCAAAAGAGTTTATGAAGACTGGGGCGGCACAAAAGACATGAAAGACCTTTTGGTTGAAGATGTTGCGCCAATCTATGAAAAAAACTATTGGCAGAGAGCAAAATGCGATCACTTGCCTTCCGGTTTAGATTTAGCTGTTTTTGATTGGGCCGTGAACAGCGGCGTTTCGAGAGCAGTAAAAAAACTACAAGAGTTGATTGGCACAGAACCAGATGGCGGCATTGGACCAAATACGCTGCGAACACTCGACGAGTATATAGAACATCATGGTTTAGAAAAACTTTTGCAGGATTATCATAAGGTTAGGCAAGATTTCTACCAATCCCTATCAACGTTTGACACATTTGGACGCGGTTGGACGCGACGTAATCAAGAAACTTTAGAAAAATCAACGGAGATGATTTAGTTTGTTCTAGCATGTTCTGTACAAATCATGCTAAGATATTATCAGACATTGTTCGATAATATGCGAGAATTAAATGGATGACATTTACATAGCCGAAGCAGTCTTTAGAATCTTGAGAGAAAGACGACAATCGGTTACTGACTTGATGATATACGGCAATGTAAAATCAATGGAGCAATATCGTGAGCTTATGGGCAATATGGAATGCCTCAATCACGTGGAACAGGAACTCAAGAGCCTGCTAGATAAACAGGAGCGATCTAATGACTAAATCAACTAAGATAGATTTGTCTGCTGCGCCAAATGCTGCTTTTAACATAAAAGCAGAGTCTGGTCCGTCAGAACCGATCAAAAAACCATCAGAGGCTAAAAAAGATGAAAAGCCTAATCTAGCTGATGCGTATGTAGAAAAGCCACGTCTCAATCCAGAGGCAATTGGTGCATCCCTTCTTGAGAGAATGCCGGAACCTACCGGATGGCGACTCTTAGTTCTTCCCTACATGGGGCAAGGTAAAACCGCTGGCGGTATATTTTTGCCTACAGAAGTTCAAGAAAAGAGTCAGGTATCCACGCAGGTTGGGTACGTTCTTAAAGTTGGCCCGTTGGCCTACGCGGACAAGGAAAAGTTCCCGTCTGGTCCATGGTGCCAAGCAAAACAATGGGTTTTGTTTGCGCGTTATGCCGGGTCACGTTTTCAAATTGATGGAGGAGAAGTTCGTATTCTTAACGACGACGAAATTCTATCCACTATTTTGGACCCAGAAGATATACACCAATTAACGTAAGGAGAGACAATTATGGCTGAAGCCGAAAAGAATCAAGTCGAACTAGATTTGGATGATGCTCAAGAAACCGAAGTAGAGGTAAATGAGGATCAAAAACAAGAAAAAGAAGTTGAGTTAGAAAGTAGTGATGACCAATTTCAAAAAGCCGAGACTGCTACGCAAAAGCGTATTGATCGGCTAACCAAAAAAATGCGCGAAGCCGAAAGGCGTGAGCAAGAAGCTATACGTTATGCTCAAGGGGTTCAGAGCGAATCTCAACAACTCAAGCAGCGTATGCAAGCTTTGGACACTAATTACGTGTCTGAGTATTCAAACCGAGTTAGCACTCAGATGCAGCAGGCAGAGGCCGCGCTTGCGAGAGCTATTGAAATCGGTGACAGTAATGCAACAGTTGAGGCGCAACGTTCTTTAACTAATTTAGCAATTCAAGCTGACCGCGCTGCACAAGCAAAGGCGCAATCAGCACGTGCGCAGCAACAAGCACAAGCTGCTGCACAACAACAAGTACGTCAACCAATGCCTGCCCAGCAGCCCAAAAGACCTGACCCTAAAGCGGAACAGTGGGCTTTACAAAATAGCTGGTTTGGGTCCGACGAAGCCATGACTTATGCCGCATTCGGTATACATAAAAAGTTAGTGGAAGAGGAAGGATTTGACCCGCAGAGCGATGACTACTATACTGAGTTAGACAACCGTATTGCTTCTAAGTTTAATACGGGTGCTTCGGCTTCTAACAAACGACCCGCTCAGACGGTTGTAGGAGCCACAAGAAGTTCATCTGGGCGCAGTGGGAAAAAGGTTAGACTCACCCCTAGCCAAGTCGCGATAGCGAAAAAATTGGGTGTGCCGCTTGAAGAATATGCGAAATACGTGAAGGAGTAAAGAAATGACAGAACAAATTAAAGAAACAGATTCAGGAATTAAACGTACTTCTCGCGCAAACGAAACTAGGGAAAAACAGGCTATTCGTAAGCCATGGGCTCCCCCGTCAATGTTAGATGCACCGCCTGCCCCTGATGGCTTTAAGCATCGTTGGATTCGTGCCGAAACGCGAGGATTCGATGATACAAAAAACATCAGTGCCAAAATGCGTGAAGGTTGGGAATTGGTTCGTAAGGACGAATACCCGGACTTTGAATCGCCAGTTGTCGAATCAGGTAAATATCAAGGTGTGTTTGGAGTCGGCGGTTTGCTTCTTGCCAGAATACCGGAAGAAACTGTAGCTGAAAGAACCGAATACTTTAACAAACGTAGTCGGGATCAGATGGAAGCGGTTGACCACGATATGATGCGCGAGAATGCTCACTCAACAATGAGGATCAGTAATGCTGATCGTCAATCTCGTGTAACCTTCGGTGGCCCAAAAAAGTAGGGCTGCCCTAATTAGGAGAAACTAAAATGGCAAATCAATACGCCCTTTGTGTGCCTTTGGCCGCAGGCGTTATTGACCAAGCCGGTGCTACCAATGGTGGTACTACGCAAGCATTGGGTGTCCTGATGGGGGTGGAGTACGTTGATTCGGTTTCAAAGAAACCGGTCTTTATAAACTACTGGCCCGGATCAAACTCAGTAAGCGTTGACACAAATCATCCTGTGAAAGCGTTTGTTGCAGATAATCCAAACCAGCTATTCAAAGTAGCGTCTGACGCCACTTTGACAGACAGAGCAACCGCTCAAGCCGCAGTCTTCGCGAATGCGTCTTTGGGTACTTCTGCTCGAACAGGTTCTACTGATACTGGTAGTTCCAATTCCGCCTTGGGCGTTTCAACAATCAATACTACCGCAACGTTACCTTTGCGTATCGTAGGTATTATGGATGACGAAGCAAACAGTGATTACACTGCTGCTGGTATTCCATTGATTGTGAGAATAAACGCTCATTTCAACGCACCAACCAGCCGTTTCGATTCGCAGACAACTGCGACATCGACGGGCATTTAAGGAGGGTTTAACTAATGGCTATTTCAAGAAGTCAACTAGCTAAAGAGCTAGAACCCGGCCTTAACGCTTTGTTCGGGCTGGAATATAACCGTTACGAGAACGAGCATGGTGAAATCTTTGAAGAGGAGTCTTCGGACAGAGCCTTTGAAGAAGAAGTTATGCTTGGTGGTTTCTCAACTGCACCTGTTAAAGGCGAAGGCACTGCCATCAGCTTTGACGATGCACAAGAGACATACACTGCTCGTTACACACACGAAACCATTGCGCTGGCATTTTCAATCACTGAGGAAGCCATAGAAGATAATCTTTATGATCGTCTTGCATCGCGCTACACCAAGGCATTGGCTCGTTCAATGGCTCAAACCAAGCAGATCAAAGCTGCCGCTATCCTGAACAATGCGTTCACAGCGGGTGCTTCTGCAATTGGTGACGGTGCAGCACTATGTTCAAATGCGCATCCTAGTTTGTCTGGTAACCAAACCAACCTTCTCGCGACAGCGGCT